TGCAGGAACGGCGACTGCGTGGGTTGTTTCAATCGGCGCATTAGGTGGCGGATTAGCTTATTCACTCGATACAACAGGCGCGGCGATTGATATTTCACAATCTGCACCACCGTCAATCAATCAAGCGTTGGTCGCAACTTCGCCCACAACGGCAACGTGGCAATACCCTGTTGCCTATTCACTCGATACAACGGGTTCACCCGTCGATATTTCGGCATCTGCTCCACCTGTTGCGAAACAGCTTTTAACCGCTACGTCACCAACAACCGCTGTGTGGATGGACGCACCTAAATCAACCCCCGACTTTTTACTCATTAACGCAGGAATCAGATAATGGCTTTAACAGCACAATACACAGCAACCCCAAAAATTGATAACGCGATTGTCACCACATTGGAGTCATCGCTTACGCAACCAACGATTGCAAATACAGGCGTGGCTTTCACGGCGGGCGCAAACGGTTCGAGAATTGACAACCTTATGATTTCTGCTGTCGGCACAACCGTTGCGGGTCAATTACGTTTATTCGTCTGCAAAGGCGATGTTGGTAAAACAATCACATCAATTACATCATCTGCAACCACAGCAACTGTTACCACGGCTACCGCCCACGGGTTAATCACAGGTGATACCGCAACCGTTCAGTTCTGTTTACCGATGGAATTCAATGTGAAAGCTGCGACAGTCACCGTATTAAGCGCGACAACCTTTACTTATGCGATTACTAACATTTCAGGTGTATCCGCCGTTACGATTGGTTATTACAGTTCGACCCGTGTATCAACCAATGCACAATATAGTTTGTTGAAAGAAATCACTTTCCCTGTTGTCACACCGTCTGCGACAGTTGCCGCATTCAATCAGCAATTAACCAGTGCGTTGAATCCTGAATTATTACCGTTAATTTTACCAGCAGGTTATTCATTGCGAACTACTGTTAGCACTACACAAACAGCAAGCGGTATCAATGTCACAGTTAATGGCGGTGATTTCTAATGTCGAATAGTGGTTTATTAAGCTCATTCAATCCTGCAAGAACCACTAGGAAATATAGTAATTTAGATAAAGATTTGCAGCTTTCTTTGAACGACATGGGTACGAGCGTTGGTATAGACGTAGCAAATAATTACAGCGTGATTCTCCCTGATTGCAGACAGTTGAAAGAAAAAGTAGCAATAAGTATTTTCAATATGTCCACTAGCACAATCAATTTATTGAATAATGACAGCGGTGCAGTTAAATCGCTATCTTCAAAACAATCAACATCAGCGAGCTGTACAAATAAAAGTACAGCCGCTGGCACATGGGTGTTTACATAATGTCAAACAACGGATTTCCAACAGCTAAAGGTAAAATTACAACTTACGTTAATTTAGATAAAGATTTGATTTTATCTCCTGCTGATATGGGTAATACAGTGGTTATAGGCGCAACAAACGACTATAGCATATTACTTCCTGACGCTAGATTATTGATTCAAAATTTAATATCGATAAAGAATAATAATTCTACAGGCATAGGTATTTTAGACAACAACGGCTTACGAGTAGCTACTATCGGTGGTGGAGAAAGTTGTATCCTAATATGCTCTGATAAAACTACAAGTTCTGGTAACTGGAATTTAAATATCGTCGGTGTCAACAGAAGTTCGTTTTCGGCAAGCAGTTGGTCATCGGTTAATGCGGTAGTATCTGGAAATGGTAGTTCGATATGTATGTTGACAGAATCAACAGGCGTGGTTCTTTACGTTAATGGTAATCTTTATACAACTACGTTCAGTATTATTAACGGCACAATCGTACTAGGACTTTCCGTCACATCGGGTATTTCTGGTAGTCAAACTTGTATGTTTAGACTATCTCCGAATAAAGCGTTAGTTGTAACTGGTGGAGCTTCTCCAACTGGGAACGCACAATGCTGGATTATTACATTAACGGGTACAACTCTTAGTTTCTCAACCCCTGTAACTATCAACTCAATAAATACGAGTTATATTAAAGGATGTTTAATAGACGCTAACAAGGTTGCCATTATTTATACGGCTGCTTCAGGAGGATACGCCTACTCACAGATAATTACAGTCAGCGGAAGCACAATATCTTATGGTTCAGCGATAACTATTTATAGCGGCATAACAACTGGTATATCTATATGCAAGATTAGTAAATACTTATGTGCAGTTTCATATTCGCCATCAACATCGAATTTATACGCAGCCACCGTTGGAATTAGCGGCAATGTAATGACGCTAAATACTGCAACATCTGTTGCCACATTAGCTAATGGTGTAAGTGGTTCTTCGATAGCATATCTAAAAAATGGAATTCTAGGTGTGTTGTTTGCAAATGCTTATGCAGTAGGAATAAAAATAGCTACTGTATCTATACTAGGAACGACATTAACTTATTTAAATACAGTTGTTTTAGATTCTGTTTCACATTCCGCAGCAGGTTACGTTAAATTAGTGAGCATAAATAAAAATACAAGTATTGCAATTTATTTGAAATCAACAAGTTATTTGAACTTTAGAAAACTAAATATCTTACCAGGCAATACATTATCCGCAGATACAGAAACTCAAATTGGAACGACTACGGTTATCGGTTTAGATAGTGCTACCTGTCAAGGAACATTATTTATACCAACTGTGTTTGCTGACAATTCAACTGGCATGAAAATCTCCCTATTAACTTTTACATAAGGTATAAGATGCAAATTCTAAAACGAAAAAAAACAAGTGTTGTTATCGTATCAATGGAAAAAAACCAAATCGAAACCAATGGTCAGATTCGATGTGACGATGTCATCTATTCAGATTGCACGCTTGAAAACTGTGAAGTGATTGATAACGTGGCGTTGCCGAATAAATTTGTCGGTGGTTGTTACACTTATGTTGATGGTGTTTGGACTTGTGTTAATCCTGAACAAGTTGAAAAAGTATTCCCCACGCCAACCGTTACCATGCGACAAGCGCGTTTGTGTTTATTAGCAAAAGGCTTATTGGAGTCAGTAAACACTCACATTTTACAGTTATCCCAAGCTGCTCAGATTGAATGGGAGTTTAGCACAGAGGTTAAAAGAGATAATGCTCTTGTGTTGGAAATGAAAGCATTATTAAGTTTATCTGATTCCGATTTAGATTTATTTTTTGATGAAGCAAAACTTTTGTAAATTATGCTACAATACCTAAGTCACATAAAAGGAGGTGATATAAATGGCTACGAAGAAAGCTCCAGCGAAACCAATGAAAGGCGGTATGGGTAAAGGTAAGGGTAAAGGTTGTTAAATAAGAAAGGGAGCTGATAGCTCCCTTTTTCTTTATACCAATCCTGTTTTCATTATCTGTGATAATTCTTTTGCTCGTCCACGCACCTGTCTAGCCCATCGAGAATTAAGCATCTCAACAGAAGCCATTGTAGTTCTACCGCTTCTAATATATTTAAGCGTTTTATCAAATTCATCCACACTACCTAAGTTATAACTCATATCGAGAAGAACCATCATTCTCGCATCAGATAGGTTATTAAACCATTCATATTTTGATTCTAAGAGCTGTTTGTTTTGTGAACATACCTTTGCTACTACTTGATGTGAACGAAGCTCTGATATACCGTATCGTTTAAAATTGGCTATGGTTTTCTTGTCTAGGTGTAACGGATTCTGTGTAAGCGAATAACCATTACCAATACTCCATCCATTTGTATCTCTATATTGCTTGTGACGAAAGCCTTCATGCGAAATGACTGAACTAACACATAACGCTATTGCTGCTGAAATCATAATGATTCTCCTTTATACGAACAATACTAAGATGATAGTCGTGAATAATACAACGCCTACACATTGTATGTAGGCGTAAGTTGTCTATCGAAAGTAGTGGTAACACAACGACCTTCAAACAAATAATCTGGATATTTCATAAATTCTCTTGTTGTTAATGAAAGGATAGTTTAGCAGATGAAACTTAAAATTTACTTAATTATGGTTTCCAATCTATTCTTAGCGATTTCAAAGTATTTCTCGTCTAATTCACAACCTATAAATTTACGATTAGTATTCACACAAGCTACTCCAGTAGAACCACTACCCATACAGTTATCTAGTACAGTATTATTTTCATTAGAATGTGATAGAACTAAATACTCTAATAACGCAACTGGTTTCTGAGTTGGGTGAAGTCTACTTCTAAGACAATCGCGTTTAAATCGTAATACTTGTGTCGGATAACGCCAACCTGTATCGACATATCCTTTACCTTGTTTATTTTCACCCGCAATAAGTTCACCTAACTTACCACCATTTCCATTTGAACGAGGAACACCATCGTATTTAATCATTTGCGGGTTATAAGTTTGTCCACCTTTTTTATCATTATGAAACACAGAAATTGTTTCAATTACTTTACCTGCTCTACGTTTCACCTGCATCACATTCGTAGCACGTTCTTTCTCCCAATAATAATCATACTTATAGTTATTGAAATTAGACATCCTTACTAATGATGAGAAAGGTTCTTGCCCGAACAATAAAATTGTCCCTTGTGATTTACATACTCTGTTATATTGTAACCATAAATCTTCAAAAGGGATTTTAATATCCCACTTTTCATTTGTTTGTTCATACGGTAAATCACAGAGAATTAACTCTACTGAATTATCAGGTAGTGTTTTCATAAATTCAATACAGTCCATTTGTTTAATATAATAGTTGTTCATTTTTTTTTAATTCCTCTTAGCTATAAACTCTACGTTCATCACAATGATGAACGTAGAATGTTGTGGTTAATTATTAAAACTGTAATCTCAAAACTTCACGTTCAAATCGAGTTGCAAACTTTTTATCAAATAACTTCTGTAATCTATCTTTACGCACAGTTCTATCAATTTCACCTTCATTCAACATCAATGTGTTTGCATTTTGTAAGAACGCAATTGCTTCTAGTTGTAATGGACTTAAATAATCACGGATTGATGATTCATGTAAAGGAATGTTATTTTCAAATTTATAACCTTGAGCAGTTAAACCTAACACAATAGAGTTCAACATATCGAACTCAGTCGAATGGTCAAATCTGCCTACACTACATCCATTTTCTTCAGCGCAATCATTATAAGCATCTAACATTGGATACGCTTCTTCTCGTGCTATTTGACGATGGATGTATTTTGTGTTGATTTCCTTTTTATAATTCTTTAATTGATTTTCACATTCAATAAAGTAATTACGGTAATCATGTGCTTTTTCTGTTCTAGCCATCATACACAAGTGTTTCGCCATTTCAATTGATATGGCGAATTCTTTAGGTGGATTAGGTGAACTCGTCGCAATGAAGAGTTCAATAAAATCAACGTCTTGCTTAAAAAATTCATTATTAACGATATTCTTTTCAGACCATCTTTTCCAGTTAGATGAGTCGAAACCTAACCCATTGTAAAGCTCTCTAGCATTGACAGTTTGAACGTAGTTATCTCCGACAAACTGTTCTTTTACTTTTACTAATTCTTGCATAACTAATATCCTTAAAATAAGAAAACCCTTAAATAATCATAGGGAAGTATGACTAAATAAGGGTTCGTGTTAAACTTTTAGATTTATATGTCCTTCCCGACTAAACCTAAAAATTCAGTCAGTACAGTAACATTATTTCATTGTTATGTCAAGTTATATTTCACTCCAATGTCTTTTAAAATAGATTTACATTCTAACACATACCATCCTAAATCAACATCTATTGGAAATTCTTTTGTTAATTTCATAATAGGTCTGCAATTTTCGCTAGTAGGAACTGCGTTACCAGATTTTGCATACTGTAAACCTGTTGATGTTGACGTACTATGATAAAATCTAACAGTTTTACCAAGATAAGTTCCATCTTTAATCGCTCCTCCAGTTACATTACGAACTGTTAGAAACTTGCGTATATCTTTGCATGATTTGATGTAACTTTCAACACTTTCTTTTGTTAAAAGATAATTTACTGCTGCATCGGCGCAGACGTTATTCTGTGGATTTTTACTCAACGATTCTTCTGAATACGCTCCTTTACGTTTTATACCTCCTTCTGACTTAACGCTACAATAATTATTCACATCTCTACTATGGATGGATTTGTAATATACATACTCCATGTTGAATTGTGTTTCATGTTCCCATTGCTCAACAACTGATTTTAATAATTCAGAATCTGAGCGTTTGAGCTTAATACACAACCCGTCGGTATTTTGCTGTAAAATCATAAACTTACATTCTTCAAATCTTTCTGCAAGCATCATTAACGATAACTGACCTGTTAAAGTTGTTTGTAATAATAACTTAGGTGCGTATAAGATACTGAATTTATTACCAAATTTACCGAATGAACTATTTAAAAGAATTTTATATGTGGCATCTGTAACCTTATCTCCGTTCTTTTTGGCAACCACTCGTTTATCTTTAGCGGAAGAATATACTTTTAAAAAAGTATTACCTAATAATTCTGGAACTAATTTTTGGGTAATAATAATACTCGGATAGAATGATGTACAATCAGCATCTACGATTTCATATTCGTCGTCTGCATAATGACTAATTGATTTCTCACAACTGTGAATACCTCCTATCGACATTGCGGTATCTGAACCTGCTATATTAACAGTTATATTTTCCATAAAACCTGCTTGTAAATATCCTTTTTCGATGTGAAATTTAGCTTGTTTTATTTGAAGCAATATGTCGTTTAAATCTTTACGTTTAAATTTAATGAAACTAGGAACATCATAAGTAACATGACTAATTTCATTATCTTTATCAGGATATATTTTCCTACCCATAAATGATTCACATTCTGACTTTATCACAGATTCAGCTATTTGAGCATCACTCTTACTTCTTACGTCCAGTTTATACTGCTTCCCAATATCCTTCCGCAACTCAATCTGTGGTATCAATTTATTGTACAAATACGCAGTCGTTTCAACGTCATTTAAACAGTATCTTCTCACAATATCAATTTGGTCTTGCGATAGATTGATGCCTGGCTTAAACGGTAAATCTTGAAGATTAGGCGTGTGTAATCTTGCACCATACAATTTCAACGAACCTTTTAACGGAGCAACTTCGATTAAGTCAATATGGTCACAATCTAATTGCTTCGCTTTAAACTGTTTCACAATTTGATACGGACGTAATCCGTTTTCATCGTTAATTAACATTTCAGTTGCTTTCCATAAATCATCGAAATCCGCATTATTTAAAGCTATCGCTAGAAGCGGTAAATCGAACTTAATTCCGTTAAATGAAATCAACGTATGATTCTCAATGAACCAACGGATACCCTGAACATCGAGTTCAGCACCTTCGGTTTTCTCAAAATACCAACATCTACCTGTGCGATAACCTAAGAACATAATCAAGAAGTAGTTACCGTACACCTCAATATCGAATATCAATTCTTCATCTTGTGGTTGTGATATATCCTTAAAGAATTTATATTCATAATTCTTAGATTCTTCTAGGTTAGGTAAGTAATCGTCTGCTTCCCAAGTACGTTCAGGAATAACCTTCGTTTTTGGCTTTCTAGGCTTGATTTCAGTTACCCCTCCTAGTAGGTCAAATTGGAACTTAACGTCCGTCTGAACGCCAAAGAAGGTGCTTATTTTTGATTGTGATGATGTATCAAAACAATCTTTGATTAGCTCGTATTCATCTTGGGTTATTTTAGAATTAGCTTCACCTAATTCAGAATCTATCAATAAGTCATGTAATTCTTCATGTGATAAACCTGCGTAATGCGCTAGGTCGAAGCTAGAAATATATTTAGCCACCGTGGTAATTCCTTTAGACAATAAAAAACCTAGTTTATCACAAAGATAAACTAGGTTTCAATGTTTTTTAGAAAAAATAGTATTGCTAATTACTCATCCGAAATTTTTTTGAATCAACCAGAACAATACCGCAGCTATAGCAGTTATAGACGCTGAACCTGCACGATATACTACTTTCTCCAATGTGCTTACTTTATGTTCTAAACTAGATGCTTTAGCTAAATCCAACTCCAATGTCCTAATTCCTATATCCAACTTATCAATCTTAGTTCCAAATCTAACGAATGTTTCTTTAGTTTGTTTTGTGTTCTCAGTAGATTGCTTATCGCGTTCATCTAATTTCATAACAACCATCTGCACAGTGGACATCATTTCAGTCATCTGCTTACACATACCCGATACGCTTGTTTTAATCTCACACATATCATCCTTGAGCGAGGTAACTCTACTTTCATTCTCGATTATCTTTTGATATTGGTCGCACTGTGACATATTTATTGTTTCCTTGTGACTGTCCATCATCGTAGCTTCCCTGTTTTTAAAATATCCGTTACAGATTTAGCTCTATTAGGTACTTGTTTAGCCCATTTACTGTCTAACATTGCTTCAGATGCAGCTAAAAACTTACCTTGTCTTATTAACTCCAAACTGTGTTTAAATTGTAATACTCCTTGAACACCCATGTTGTAACTCATATCAACAAGCACATACTTTGTGTTAGAATCTAAGTTATTGTACCAATCTAATTCTTTAGCGAGCTTATTTTCAATTTGAGCGCATACTAATTTAGCATAATAAACTGCTTTATCGTGCGTGATTCCTACATTGATAAGCGATTTAATTTCTTCTGGTGATAGCTTAAGCGGATTAGCGTCAAGATTTAATCCTATACCGATTGTATTCTTACCTGCGGTACATTTATAAACTTTTGCTCTAAAACCTTCATGTTCCTCCAATTTCGATAACTGGTCACTCGTTAGTGGCATATTATTTCTCCAAACAAAAAATAGACGATACGCAGTATATCACATATCGTCTATTTTATCAAGATGTTATTAAAGTGATGATAATGCTATCTTAGCCCAATTCTCAAGGTTAATCGCATCAATATCATTTAAATCTTCCAAATTCTTTATGTAACTTCTCCATTTCTACTAAATATGCTTCTGCCGCAAGCTCTTTAGTTTTAAATAAACCTAAAGAATATCTAATTTTATTATGAGATATTCTAGCTCTCCACAAACCACTTTGTTTATGCAAATTTACACCTTTGAAACTAGAAGTATTGTTTTTCTGTAAATGCTTATTAGTATTATTACCACTCACATTACTTAGCCTTAAATTACACCATCTATTGTCAGACCTATTTAAATTTATATGGTCGATTTCAAAATTTATAGGGTCGTAGCCTGTAACTAATTCCCATATAATTCGATGTAATTGAAAGCGACCGTATTTACTTATATGTACAGATAAATACAATCCTGTAGTGATGCAACCTGCTTTAGTATTAGCAAACAAGTTATTGAATATGAAGCAACCTCTATCAGAATTAAAATGGTTTCTAGGTCGGTCTACCCAATACACATTACCAGTTTCAGCATCGTAATCGAAACACTCTTTTAAATACTCTTGACTTGGTAATTCTTTAAAATTCATATAACCTCCAAAATCTTACAGCGTTAAATAAACGCTGTAAGATTGTTAAATTAAACTTTAGCCTGTAGACCCGAAACCATCTGAGCCACGAGAAGTGCTGTCTAGTTCTTCCGATAATTCAAAGTCAGCCAATTCTACTTTACCAACTACCATTTGTGCAATAGCTGAACCAGACTTAAATTCAACATCATTTTCACCATGATTGATTAAAATTACACCAATTTCCCCACGATATTGTTGGTCAATTGTACCTGGAGAGTTTAAAACTGCTATTCCGTATTTTATAGCATTTCCGCTTCGACTTCTAATTTGAACCTCATAACCTACTGGAATCTCAATAGCTAAACCGACCTTTACTAATTTACGACAACCTGCGTCAATCACTATATCTTCATAAACAAATAAATCTAAACCAGAATCACTAAAATAAGCTCTTTTTGGTAAAATAGCGTTGTCGTTCAATTTTTTAATTTTAAAACTGTTACTCATCTCACATCTCCTAAGTTAAAATAATTTACTAAATACAACCACGACTTTTCAGACACATTACACGCATCTATCTTAAACGATTTATTCGCAAGGGTAATTATTGCCAATTTTCCATTTGGATGTATTTCTACTGACATAATGTGAGCAATAACTATCGCCAACCTCCAACCGTCATTAAATTCTATCTTAATCACAATCTCACCTTTATAAAATTAACGCACCCTTCTTGTTTAAACACTATGAATCTAATAGGTAGCTTCAAGCTAAACTCTGTAACAAACATTGCACATTTATGACAGTAATCACACTTATCATTCAAACATACTGTTTTCATATATCTGCTCGATACTGTGAAATAAATCTCGTTTTAAGATTTCGAGAATCTCTTTTTCAGAAAAGGTTAATTCTTCATACATTTCTAACCTAGTTGCGTAGTTAGCAGCATCTAATAACTCCTCTTTTAAATGCTGAAACCACTGCGACTTCGATAAATCAGTTCGCTCTAAGGTAACGCCGTATTTTATCTCACCTAGAGAGCTTCTCGCATTAACCTCGTCTGTAAATGTGTTAGCAACGCTATCATTAGTACAATACCAAGCAAACTCTTTACATAACTCATCTTCTATTTTACTCATTGATACCCGCCTCTATCATTACTAGCGATACTTACTAAAATTATGAGCAGTACAAGTCCTGCGAATGTACTACTTACGACTATTTGAACTTGGTCTGACAGTTGCAGAATGTTCATGTTTAATTTCCTTCTTTTTCTTAGGTTGCTTAAATCTCGCGTACTGTGTAAAACAACTTTTAGGTTGCACACTCTTTAGTTGTTCTATGTATTGAACACACTCAGTATAACTTGCAAACTGTTTATGGTCAATGTCTTTTACTACACTTGCTGAAAGCAGTGTGAATGCTATCCAAATCATAATTTTAAATCCCTTTCAATCTCACGCTTAGTTCTATCTGTGAATAAGATACCTAACATCACAAATACAAATGTATTGTACGCATCGACCTTATCACTAAATACTACAACGAATATAGCGATATATGTTATAGCGAGCGTTATTGTATCAATTGTTAAAAATAATAGCTTCATCTTTCTATAATCTCCCATTGTTTAGCCTTCCACCGAACTTCTTGGAATATGAAGTTTTCAATCTTACCTTCATCAATCATCTTTAGTAATAACTTTGATTTTAGCTTAAACTCTGGTGTACTATCGCCACCTTTTACGTCTACGACGATTTTCCTATCGTCAATCGTCGTATAAGCAAAATCAGCTTTATACACAATATCTCGAATCTTAACTCCGTTACGTCTGAAACCTTCCATCAATGTGAATGTCGGTTGCAGCGATAAATATTTAATTCTACCTTCTGCTGCAAGGTCTTTTAGATATAAATAGTATTTACTTTCAACCTTACTGTCAAACCCATGACCGTCAATTTCAGTCTTAATTGCGCCAAATTTACTTCCTTTTGTTCTTTTAAACATTATCGAACCACCGTTAGACAAGTACCGTATTGTGAAAAATTATCAACGAATGTTTCAGGTTTTCGACCTTTATAACAAATAATCTGACCTTGTAGCGGACTTTTACCTAGCGTGCCGTCAGGAGCTACGAATTTGATTCGTTTATTTACAAAACAAACTATCGTTGAATGTCGTAACAATTTAGCACCACTCACTGTATCAGTATTATTATTAGTCAATGTAATGTACTGAGTGACTTGACTAGCTACTAATTTATCAATAAATTTAGGAAATAAATCTCTCGCATAAGGTGGATTCATCCACACATTACCGAACCATTCTGAATCTAATCCTGAATCAGCAATAGTGTGATACTTAGTCGCTTTTACAATTTTATTAGCAATATCGCTTGATGCTGGGTCTAAATCAATTGAACCCATCACTAATCTAGCGGATTCGATAAACTTACTTGGAGTGTACCATTCATTATTACCACTATTATTTTTAACGTGTGCCATTTTAAATCCTATTTCTTAAACTTTATTTCAACATTACCATAGATTACATCAGTAATCGGCTCATTGTACTCATTCATCATAACTTGCTTCTTATCATCTGTCACATAAATACCAATCCAATTCTCATTATCATCAACCGTGTTAATAAGATATTTCTTAGTCACGTTTACGCCATCTAAGTAGATTTGGAATACGTCATCTTTGCAAACCATTGGATTGTATCCTTCTTCATCTGGAATTGAGCTTATTCTCATACTACACTTCCTCACCGTGCAAAGGACATTTGTTACAAGGCTTAATAAAACCTCGGCTTGTTTCTTCATATATCTCAGCATTGTGTAAGTAACCACAGACAGGTTGTTGTCCGAATCTAGTAAACGCTAAGAATTTACAATAATGCGAACCTGTGTATCGCATACATATCGATTCATCTGTTTCTTCATCGAAGAAACGTGTTATTTTCAATGAAATTTTATCAGTTTTAAAGCTATCGCTCATTTACTTCTCCTAAATAAAATAATACCGCCAGTAAAGACGGTATTATCGGTTGGTTAGTGGGCTGGTGTCAAGGTCTTATTGACAACTTTCACATTGTAATACGGATTGATGACTATATCCACTCTTAGTGTAAATGTAGTAACTTCCTAGAACCTGCTCGTTATTAAACATATCCTCATGTAATTCAGAAATATCTTCTTCAGGTGTGTCAGAAGGGATAAATAGATTTACTGACTGCCACTGACAAATGTGTTTATTACGCAATGCGGCATAACGAACCAAAACATTTTGGTTAATTTCAAATGCGGTTTTAAATACTCGTTTTTCATCGCCATTTAACCAACTTACGTCTTGAACCGAACCGCCTGCATCAACAACTTCTTCGATATGTTCACGAGTAAAAATACCTTTTTTCTTCATCAAATTAACAAGTGATGGGTTTATTCTATCAACTTCTCCGCCAGCAGTTTTTTGTGAGAAAGTATTGGCAGGGAAAGGATTGATACCTTCCGAAATACCACCCATAATCAACGCAGTTGATTTTGTTGGCGGACAAGTAGTTCTGTGTGTATTACGCACACCGAAACCTTTACACCATTCTGGTTCACCTAGTTCTTTTGCTAACCATTGTGAAGCACGCAACGATTCTTCTTCAATGTGTTCGCTCATTTCAAGCATTTTAAACTGTGCTTCTAAGGAATCAAATGCAATCATATTATCTTGCATATAACTGTGCAAGCCACATTGACCTAAACCTAAAGCTCGTCCTTTTTCTGTGAATCTTACCGCTTTTTCTAAACCAGGAATACTTCTAGCTCTAGTTAAGAATTCTTCACAAATACAGTCTAAAAATACAGTTGCCCAAAATACAGCATTAGTGTCCTTCCACTCATCATACTTAGATAGGTTCATAGATGATAAAATACAAGTGTAAGTATGGTCTTTATCAGAGAACAACGTTATTTCATTACAATTACCCGTCAATAATCCGTTGAATACTCCCATGTGACGTTTCGGTTCGTTGAAACAATAGGTATCTGATATTCTACCAGTGTATTCAACACCTGTTACCTTAACAAATTGAATACAATCTCTATTAGGCACATGATATTTTGGTTTCAAACGGTGTGTTTTTAAACCTAAATTCAGCAATTTTAAAACCCCTGTTGCGGCAATTAACAATCGTTTAGTTGCTTTACAATTAAAATCACCTAATTCACCAGTACCGTCGTTCTTAGGAAGTTTCTTAATACCCGCATCAACACCATGGACTACTTTAGATTGTACACCTAATGTTTGAAGCATAGATTGCACTCTTTCTAAAAATCCAACATGAATTGAACTTATTTGAAAACTTTGCGAACCTTGATTATCAGTCAAACAACCATCCCCATCTAATAATCCAGCAAACCACTTCAAACGTGATTCCACAGTATATTCCGAACTAGGAACAAAGAATTTATCCTGAAGCCCTTGATAGATTAACACAACTCTATCTTGATTTTCTTGAGTTGTTTTTCGACTAAAATTAGGAAATAAATCAATAAGTTTTCTTTTTTGTTCATAAAGATAAATAATAGATTCGCCCCTAAAATAACAACCGTCTGCTGAAAAGAATCCATTTTCATAAGCGTATGGTAAATCTAAATCACCTTCGATTACGGGAGTAGTTACTTTAATTAACTTATCACCACATTTCAATTCATGCGCTCTTTTTTCGACAACTCTAGTATTAGTATTGTTTTCCCGAATATGAACATAGAATTTGTGATACGGTGTGCATTCCAATTCAAAACCGCTATTTGTTGTAACTTTTAGCAATTCTTGATTTTCACCTGTTTTTAAAATTTGTACATTTGACCACTCTTGACCATTCCACACATCTACAAATTCATTTTCTAAATCAGAGATAGTTTCAAAACCATTTCTAGTCAAAACGGTAGTTTCAGGAGCTACACATAATTGTGCTGATTTTACCGTTAAATTGTGTTTTTTATACATTTCAGGAACTTGGCGGTTCGCTTTATCTGGAAAAAAGAAATAACCTTTTCCTGTAACGACTTTCAACTTCATAGCACGTTTATAACGCGACTCAGCGTCGAATTCTTTATCATTTAGTCGCTCCATAAAGTCATCAGACATATTCCAACCAACATTTGCGTTATCAGGATTAGCAGCAATCCAATCACATAACTCGAAGAAATCCCCGTGTTCCATTGGAACATAACCAGCCCACGCTCCTCTGCGAGTTCCTTGAGTGACTTTCTGTGACATTCTAACAAAATCTTCAAATACAGGTACTAGACCAGATGCTTTATTTCCATCAGAAATAACAGAACCTCTCGGTCTAATATCGCCCATA